GTCAAATAAGCAAAGAAATAGAGTGTGCAAATCCTGTTGTAACTGGATGGTTGCGCGGATCACTTCCAAGTTCCATGGACTTGTGTTTCAGATTTTGTGATCGCTACGGCATCAATCCGAAAGCCTGGTGGCGATGCGAGGAGGTTGAGGAAGACTTTATAAGCTCCAAGCATTTAGCTGAAGTTCTCAAGCTTGCAAGGCAATTCGAGAAAACATATGCAGGAGAGCTCAATGACGATCAATATTTTTGGGTGGTCAAAACTATCAATGAGAGCGGTGTAGAAAATGCCGTAACCTCAAACACGATTGCTGAGGTTTTGAGTCTGTTCCCGGATAACAAGCAAAAGAACGGGGGCAACAATGGCTAAAGAATTTCAACCAACAGAACATTTGAGAAAAGCGCTTGCTGAGTTCTTAGCTAATCCGCGCTCTGGAGACTCAAAGATAAACCGAGCAGTTTACTCTGGACCTGTTCCATCGATTATGCATTTCGCGGTGATGACCGGTACTGGTGAGTACATTTATGTTTCACCAGGTACAGTCAAATACAGCATGCAAGTGTTCTTTCAAACAAAAAACACTGACCTGGTAGATGCCTACAATGAGCATACAAAGGGCACCAAAGCGGAAGTACCGAAAAACATCGATTGGGTAAGGCTCGCATATCCACAAAGCTACAGCACGTTGCAGATTCAACTTGCGCAAGCGATTGAAACTGGCGATCAGCAAACCGCGTTAATGGGATTTGATGGCTTTAAATTTATGAGCATGGTGTTACCGCTTTCAACGGAGCTCATTACTTCAATACCCCGATTTTTAGATCAAACAATCGATTTGCAGCTTATTCAAAGATCTGTTTCTGAGAACATAGTGATTTGGATTATGCAGCGCGTGAACAACTATGTGACACAAGAAAGTCTTGCGCAGCACATAACCAAGGATCCCTGTTCTCAATTAACGACATTTGTAGAGCTTCAATCTTCCAGAAATTGAGCTACTACAAAACTAACTGACACCTCAAATCGGAAAAGTCCCTTAGAAATTTGGGACTTTATCCATTTGGTGTTTTGACTTATATGGGTATATCTACACCTGGAATTGTATATTTTCACCTAATTATGAGACAATCTGTGTTCATGGATCTGATAAGGACCGCAACATGGATGTATCAAGGAAGGAAATCTGGGAGAAACTGACCGCCGTAAAAGACTACCCAGTTAAAAAGCAACAAACCAAAGACGGCAAACCCCTCGACTATGTGAACGTTTACGACGCTCACAACGTCATGATGACTCAGTTCCCTAACTACACCTGGGAATTCGAGGTTAACGAACAAGGACAAGAAGCTTTCTACTACGGCGATACCGCGGAGGTTCGCTGCGCTATGACCATCAGCGGACACACACACGTTGTCTCCCTGGCAGTCACCAGCGAAGACTTTGAAGTTGCACACAATCCCACCACCGTTGATATCCACAACACCAAGCAGCGATGCCGAGTTAAAGCAATGGCGGAATTTGGGTTGTTCATCGATCTGTATAAACCGAGAACATCGCCCGTCGAAGAGGCGATGAAAAAGAAACCCGAACCAGCGCCCGGGCAGACCGACGGTGTAGAGGACACCTCGCTATTAGACCATTGGATTAAGCAGAAAGAAAAAAGTGTCTGCACCACAAAGGCTCAAGCACAGAAGTTTCTGGACAAGTTCAACAACCACATGCGTGGGCTCTCCATTGAAGAGAACGATATTGATCGCAAAAAGCGAGAGGACCAATTTTGGGAAGAGTGGAAACCTAAAAGAACGCGAGGTGAGAAGTAATGGCTCAGGTTGTCCAGGGAAGTAAGGTTTGGCTTAAACAACGAGCCGAGGTGATTACCGCTAGCGAATGCGCAGCCTTTGAAAAAAAGCACAAGTACCAAAAGCCCGAGGACGTTGTTCGGGCAAAGGTCAGGGCATTAGCTGGCGCCGAAACAGAGTTCAAAATCAACGACGCGGTCAAACACGGTCAATACATGGAACCGCACATCATCAAGTGGTACGAGGAGAAAGAAGGCGTCCAGGTCGATGCGACCGGGCTTTGCATCCACCCCGAGTATCCCTTCCTGGGCGCGAGCTCTGATGGTTTGGTGGATCTAGACGGCAAGATCGAAATCAAAGCACCGTACTACGCGAAGGCGCCTTACTCGGTGTTCGATGCCGACAAGACTATGTACTTGTGGCAAGTCTATATGAACCTCGAGGTGTATGACCGCGAGTGGTGTGACTTCATCTGCTACCTGGCAAAGGATGAACACGTTGAGCCTCAGTTCACTATTGAGCGCGTGTATCGGGAAGAAGGGTGGCTTGAGCAAGAGGTCAGCGCCCAACTGCTGCCCAACCCTCGGGATGGCAAGGTTACGCGAGTCTCGCTGTTTCAGAGCTGGCACAACTTTATTTATGACCAGCACCAGCACCCAGATCTTTGCAAGGTTCACCTGGACCCACCCAAAGACAAGTCGTTCAGAGAGGTGCTTGACGATCCGAAACTGGACCGTATGGCGCAGATCCAGGAACGTATCGGCGTGATTCGAGGGCGGTGCGAGGACGATATAACCTCGCTGAAAGAGCTCACTGATGAGCTGGAAGGGCTCAAGAAAGAGGTCGCTGCGAACTACCTCGAGAGCGTCACCAACAACCGCATATCCATCAAATTTACTAAGACCACCCCACCGGTGGACTACAAAAAGATCTTCGAACACTTGGACGGCACAAAGCTGCTCGAGTCGAAGGGTGAAAGCATTGAAGACTTTCGCAAAAACCAACAGGGCTATACGTCCAAAATCGTAGAGGTGACACATGGAAGGTAAAAAAGAGACCGTCCTAGCTCAAGGCATTTATGCATCTGAACTGGGCCCGAAAACCCCTGACTTTGTTATGGCGAAGTTCGGTATCAAGGTTGATGAACTCGAGTGGCTCAGCAATCAGTTCAAAGCGGCTAAGGCATCGAACAAAGAGTTCGTCAATTTCGACGTGCTCAGGAGCAAGAAAGGCAAACCTTATGTTGCTCTCGATACCTGGGAACCGTCAGGCGCTAAAGAATCTGACGATATCCCCTTTTAAATAAGGAGTAAGCATGGCTCTGCGCATAACGAGAGCCGTGGATTCAAGGCTTTACGGGGGTTTTGACCTGGACTCTGCGGACCTGGAAAGGTCGAGCGACCACATTGTGTGGGTTCGTCGGGTATCGGTCGCCCCAAATGAAAAGTATGGGATTTTTAATATTTTTTTTCCGAAACAGAGAAAGACATTAGAAATTGCATTGGTACTAGGCGAGGAATTCGAGCTGGTGAGGGGCGTTTTCATCAAGCTCGCAGGAGTGCAAAACCATTGGATTGAGACCCAAGAGTTTTGTGATGTATGCGGACGCGGTGACCCAAAGCCGAAACGTCTTCAACCGCAAGCAAGGCTCGGGCTAACCGCTCCGAGGGAATATTTATTTTTGAGAGATGACGCGAGGAAAAAATGAGTGAAGAAAGAGAAACCATAACCTGGGGCAACAAAGTGTACGCCAGGGACACGCTCAGTGATGAGCAAATTCAAAAAGCTAATGAGATTTCGGCGTTAGGGCAAATGGCGCTAAGTCTGCAGAATATTGGTGTGGTACTGCAAAACCTGAACTCGCTTGGGCAATTAGCCGCAATGGGATTGGAAGTTCAAAAAGCTGCAGTTGAAAAAACGTTTCCGCAACCTATCGGCAACAAGAACGATCAAACGCCACCGGCAGCGGCGGCTCCAATACCTTCTGGGGGTGCCGTACCAGTTGATGCAGCTCCTTCGGGAGAAACAGAGGCGGCGGCGTCCCCAGAGGACCAGGGCGTCCACTAGAACATCAGGCGCCACAAAGGCCCGGCGAGTAGCGGCGTCGGGTGCTCTCCTGCTCTCTAGCTATTTCGACGGTAGCGACTGAGGGTCCACCCACTGCATGTTGCATGTGTAGTGAGGGAAAAAAGGGGCGATGAAGTGCGGTGCGCCGGGGGTAGTTGACCTAATCATTCCGCCAATCACCTCAACCGCTACATTTACACTCAGGCATATTTATTTACACCTAAACATACTATGTGCTAAGGTTCGCTGAACACACATGGATTGTTGAGGAATTACC